AACGTATCAAATTAATTCAGAGCAACCTATATCCATCTATGGATATGGATGGGGTGCAGGTGTGTGGAATGTATCCACTTGGGATACAACACGTGAAGGATTGACGGGTGCGGAAGGCGTTTTACTGGGTTCAGGTAAATGGGTGTTGGATAACTGGGGCGAAGATGTATTGGCATTGAAATTTGATGGTGGTCTTTATTACTGGGACACGTCCAGTGGACTCTCAAGCAACTTAGCGGCAACAACAAGTGTATCCGCAGCACCAACAAAAAGCAGGTTCATGATGGTGTCAGGTGATGATCGGCACGTTATTTGCTTTGGAACAGAAACAACGATTGGCACGACATCAACACAGGACAACATGTTTATACGCTGGTCGGACCAGGAAACAATAAACACATGGACACCGACGGCAACCAACACGGCAGGATCGCAACGACTCACAGCTGGTAACCAAATTAACACGGCTGTAAGAAGTAGGGGTGCAATACTTGTCTACACGGACACGGCACTTTACCAGATGCAATTTATTGGACCACCTTTTACTTTTGGATTTAAGCAATTAGGTTCCAACTGTGGAGCAGTGGCAATTAATTCAGCCATTGATATTAGTGGTATAACCTATTGGATGGGAACGGATTCCTTCTTCATGTTTGATGGTGCGGTGAAAAAAATTCCATGCACAGTGCAGGATTATGTCTTCGATGACATTAATGTAAATGCTATACAGGATATTTACTGCGCGGCTAACACGGATTTCAATGAAGTTATATGGTTTTATCCATCAGAAGATTCATTACAGATAGATCGGCACGTGACATTTAATTATGCAGAAAATTTATGGTACATAGGATCATTGGCAAGAAGCTCCTGGGCAGACCGCGATGTGTATTCCAATCCGTACGCAACGGAATTTGATTCGGATGACACAACGGCTACCATTACAACCATTTACGGAAACAAGGAAGGAAGAACTTTTGTCTACGCACAGGAGAAAGGAGTCAACGCTGCAGGATCAGCAATGACAGCGTACATTGAATCAGGTGACATTGACATTGCGGATGGTGATCAGTTTATGTCTATCTCCCGTTTCATTCCTGATTTCAAAAACCAGACAGGAACGGTTGACTTAACAGTCAAGGCACGTCCTTACCCAGCAACGTCACAGACAAGCCACGGACCCTATGCAATCACGACAAGTGTAACTAAACAGGACACACGCATACGCGGAAGGCAACTTGCACTGCGTGTATCAAGTGACGCCGTTGATGATAACTGGCGTTATGGAACAATGCGCTTTGATGGTAAACCAGATGGACTGCGGGGTGGATAATGGCTAAAATAACAGTACCACTACTGCCACAGGCGAGAGAAGAATATGACCAGTCACAAATGTCACAATTAATACAGACGCTAGAGCAAATGATTTTCGTTCTGAATAACACTTATGTACCAGAACAATTGAAGAACGATGATGAGGCTGTCGCATGGTTTTTAGGATAAATGGCAAACGTATATACAAATTACAAGGCTGTGCTCACAACGAGCGAGCTTACAACTCTCTACACAGTTGGATCAGAGACAACGGCAATTGTCAAGTCCATGCGTGTGACAAATATAGATGAGGAAAATGACTGTAAAGTGTCATTATACCTTGTGGACACGGACAGTGTGAGCTATACTCTGGAGACAAATAGGAATGTTCAAAAAGGGACCTCGGAAGAGCTTTTCAACAGCTACTCTTTTTCAACATCCCCAATGGTTTTTAAGGAATCAGAGGTACTAAAAGTACAAGCGGCGAACGGCGGCGATTTGCACGTGATCCTCAGCGTACTGGAAATAAGTTAATGATTGCATTAAGGAGAAAAAATGACTATAAACGATAACATTACCGTGCTAGCGGGAAAGAAAACCACGCCGACACCGGATGTGGATACAACTTCCACGGTCAAGCACGCAACTACAGGGAAGGTCTATGCTAATGAACAAGAAGCAGAATCCGACATCAATAACCCTGCAACTGACACCACAGAACAAGATATAAGGAGAGACGTCGCGATTAGCGTGAACAAGTTACCCAACATACTAGGCGGAACATCATAAGGGAGAAAACAAAATGGTTTATGACGATAGAATAATGAGAATGGCGGGTTCCTCTATCCCGCAAAGGACAACACAAAGACAGGCAGCACAACCAAACATAGGATTTGATCGTGCAGGACCAGTAAGAGATCGAACACAAATGGGAGGTGTGGCACGGAATTTTCCAACTACACCAGGTGTGAGTGGATATGGAAGACGTCCTGGACCACCAGGAATGATGTCAGGTCCACCAGGAAACATTGGAGCTGATCGTGCAGGTGGACATGGATTTGCAGATTTTCTTAGAGATATTCATAGTGGAGGAAAAACTTTCCCTCATCCAGGAGGGACTTGGGATAATAATCCTGATAATATATTTCCTAATCCACTATCGCCTTGGTCTGATGATGATTCTAACTTAATGGAACCTATGGGTTACGGTGGTGGTCTAGACGACGCCGCTGGCATGAATGAAGGTGCAAGGGGAATGCTTGAAGGTGCAGGATTTGACATTTCACAAACTGGAAATCCTGGAACCGATCATAAAACACTTGAATCTAAAATAAGAGAGATTGAATTTAACAGTCCTGGCATAAGTCAAGAGGAAAGGGATCGTTTGCTGATGGAATGGATAGCAAATGAACAACGAAAGCTAAGATTTACTTAGTTAATATGGGTTTCTTAAGTAAATTAATGAAGAACCCGTTAGTGCAAATGGCACTGCCATTTGCTCTTAGCGCAGTTGCAGGACCTGCTGGTGCAGCACTTACTAAAGGTGGACTTGGAGCAAAGTTATTTGGCAATATGTCACCACTTATGGCGAACGCCCTTAAGCAATCAGCACTTGGATTTGGTACAGCAGCACTTAGTGGATCTAAACGTCCATGGAAGGGTGCGATGTACGCAGGTCTAACTTCAATACCTTTCTCCTACATGAGCGCGGCGAACGCGGCGAATGCTTTTAATCAAGAATATGCAGGTGTCGTAGAACCTCAAAGATTTTTAAAAAGTACAACACCGTTAGGAACGCAAATGCAAGATGTGGATTTTAAAGGTGTACCACATTATGGTATGCAAAGATCTATACCTATACAGGGTCCTCCTACACCAAATTATCAATTTAGAAACGTTCCTGTTGACATACCTAAATTATCAGCTTGGGATATTGCAACTGGAAGAGGAGATGCTCTTAAGGATATAATATCACCGAGAACAATTGCGGATCAATATTATGATGCTAGTAAAGCAGCCGGTGGAGAAGGATATACAAGAACTTTAGCACCACCAGGAAGCGATGGTAAATATATGTACACAAAATTAGCAGAAGGAAAACCAATGGAATTACCAGGTGCGGGTATATTTACTAAAACAACACCAGTAAAAGGAGGTTACAATAAAGCTGGTGACTTAATATACTCTGGTGGAGAAACAGTATCTGACTGGCTACCAACAGCAGCATCACAAGCTGCGGCACTCTACGGTGGAAGAATGACGCCTGAAGAGGAATGGGAAGCGTCTAGAAAGAAAAGAAAAAAAGAACTCGCGTGGATGTACGGCGTGGATGAAGATCAGATTGAAGGGGAAATGGACAACCCGTGGTACGGTGGCGGAGGCTACTGGAACAAAGGTGGCATAGCGTCACTGGAGAATGGCGGCGGCGTCAATGGCCCAGGAACAGGAACGTCTGATTCAATAGACGCAAAGTTATCGGACGGTGAATTTGTTATGACGGCGAAGGCCGTTGAAAATCTTGGTAGAGGGGATCGCTACGAAGGGGCTAGAAAAATGTACGGCATGATGAACATGCTAGATCCAGAATCAGAAACCATGTCGGAGGTGATATAATGGTAGGCGCAGCAGTAAGAGGATTAAGTAAGATCCTCAGGAAAAAATTAAAAAAAGCACCAGTACTTGGTAAGTATGCAAGAAGAGGCACACCAACTAAGGCAGGTCTAGTAGCCAGAAGAAAGGCTCTAAGAGGTGCGAGTATGCCAGAAGGAGTAAAAAAAATCAAAAAATCTGGAGCTATTGATTTTACTTCAGGAGCAGGAGCAGGTTTGCTAACAGGATATGTGTTTGGTACAGGTAAAGCTAAAAAAGAAGCCAAGGCAAAGGAATCAAAAGAAAAACTAAAAAAATCTACTGAAGAGCACAAGAAAAAAACCAAGGAAAAACGTAAAAAATACGGAAAGCATCATGGGTAGGTAATGCAGTGGAGGTTCTTGGAACCTAACGATTTCAAGTGGATGCTGGATGTATCAAAGAAGCACCACGCGGAGTCAGACTGGAGTGAGGTTGAATACGATGAAGATAAGGTGTCTGGATACATAGACGCTGGA